AGAAGTATGTACAGCTAAAATTCTTGTAGTGGTTGGACGGTTGTTACCTGTTCCATTATTACCTACAGTTGCATTACTATCTACATATCTAAACAGAGTTTTAACTTCACCATTAATACTTGTATTGGTAGCTGCTTTAATATTTGTACTCATATCATCTCCTTATAATAATGAGGAAGAGGCTTTGCACCTCTCCCCCATATATTAATTAACCTGCGCTACCGAAGTAACCACGCCAATCAGAAACACCAAAGCTATAACGCTCCCGTGCCTTGAACCGAAGATTACCAGTATCGAAGTCTGGCTCCATCTTGGTCTGAAGTGGGGTACGGTTAAACATCTTAGCACCGTTAGGTACGTCAGTCTTGACAAAGTAAGCGTCAGTATCTGTGAACCTACGGTTGATGTAATAACCATCAGGTAGCATACCAAGGTGACGAGTAGCATTGATTGCATTCGTATTAGGGTTAGCAGCAGCAGCACTCGTTTGAGTATTACCGGGGCTAGACAAAACACGGTCTGCAATCGCCCAAGAGTCAACTGGGATGTGTAGACTTCTAGCACTTGCACCAATTAAGATACCACGATCATCCGTAATCTTCTGGATGTTCGTTAGAATGGTTTCAAGTGTAGCCTCTGACAGGTCAGCAGCAGCAGCTAAGTTGCTCTGATTACCAGCAGAGATGGTTGGGTGTGCAGCAGAGAAGAAAGCAGCACCATCACCAATAGTATCTGAGAAACCATTGTTGAATAGGTTTGCAGCTTTAACCTGCTTAGTGTTAGCCATTGCACGGGCAAGACCTCTAGCACGAAGCTTGGCAAACGTATCATAAAGATTGTCTTCCATTGCTTCTTCTGTAATGGCAAATGCCAATGCTACAGTCTCAGCCGTATAACGGGCTACATAACTCTCTTGTGCGTCATCATAAGTAACGGCAGCACCTTCACCTTTAGTTGGCGCAGAGCCAAATCCAGTGAATAGTACTTCTTCTTCAAAAGCACGATCTGAGTTTTCAATTTCATAGAGAGGCTTATGCTCATCATTAACTTCTCCATACTCAACTCCAAACACAGCATTTAAGCCGGGAAGGAGTTCTTTACTAATACTAGCTCTATTTATAGCCATAATAAATCCTCCCTATTAAGCACTAGATGCTGTTGCCGTGACATAATTATCACGGTGAGTGTTAAGATATACTTCAACGATTGGGTATGCATCGCTATCACCTTCATCAGGTAGTTGCGCTCTACCAATAACCCGTGCAGCCTGTTCTGTTTCAGCACCAGATGCAGCTAGTAGGTAGTAACTGGATTGACCAGTTGTAGTGTTTCCTGAAGATGCTGTTGAACTGACGGTTACATTGTAGTTCTTTACAATGAGAGCTTCAGCAGCAGATAAGGTTAACGAACATTGAATGTGATAAGTTTGATCGGCATTAGTAATGACGAAAAACTTAATATCTGAGGCACTAGTTCCACCCGTCCAGTAACGTGAGAATTTTTGTTCTCCATTTTCAACATACTGACAGCCCATGAAAACCCCTGAAGGCTTAAGAGTTGCAGCAATGAATGGTGTGATAGTAGCTAGGTTTGCACCCGGAAGTACTACTGGATCACCAGTAAAAATGTTGTTAGTAGGTGTACCTGCAAGGCCAGTAGATGACCAAGCAATGATATCGGTTACGGCTTCATTATTGTAACCTCCACCTTTCATACGAGCAGGAGTAAAGCCACGAAATGCTTTAGTAGTAGACATGTGTTTCTCCTATGTTAAAAAAAAAGCTTAGTCTTGAAAAGACGGTTGCCTTCCTTTTGTTATTACTGATTTACTTGAATTTGTAATCGGCATACGAGAGTTATTTCCTTTCATGAGTTGTGCATTAACTGCATCCATCATTTGATTAGACTTATTCTCATAATGCTTCCTTCGAGCCATTACCTTTCCAGTTGGCAACTTTGCCAATGCTAAGTCTCCACGACAGACTGTTCCAGTATAACGACCCTCTTTCCTTACGAAGGATGTAATTGCAAGTTCAGGAACCTCATCAGGTGTTACAAATTCCCAACCCTGTTGTTGTTTCTTGCCAATATTAGTGATATCATCTTGGCCCTTTACAGATATGCGTAACCAACGTAATGACAGACCGTCATTGTTGAATCGTGCTTCTACCTCTTCAGGTATTTGGAGGGCATCTGGCTCCTCAAAGGTCCACTCTTCTTCTCTTGTCTTGGCTTCTCGACTTGTATTACTACGTACTTCATTTCGTGTTGTCATTCTTTATCTCCCACGTTACAATATATTTGTATAGCCATCTGAGTCATCAACTTTTAATTTCTCAGCAGCATATCTTTCAAGCGGTATATCCCATTTCTGTGCTAACCTAACGTCTTCTTTTGTTAGTTTAACTTTCTTAGAACTGGTTGGGGATGAACGTGAACCCCCTGATACTACTTGAGCAGGTTGTGACGTATTTTCCTGCACACGGTTTTGGCTTTCCTCAAACTTTTGCGGAAAAGCCGATTGAATCCTTTTATTAATTTCTTGATAGAAGTCTTGATCTGTTGGATCATACCCTTCTCCTTTTAGCTCTGCATCTATTGCTAGAGCAGCAGCAGTCATAACATTATCTTTACCAAACCAATCATTATCAGCAGCCCATTCCTCTGCTCTTGGATCAGTCCTTTGAGGTGCAGGTTGACGCTGTACCTGTTGTTGTGGTGCAACTTCTTCCTGTATCTCCTGATAATTATTCTGAGCAGCAGTTACATTCTTAAGATCTATCTGAGCATCATTAAGCATTTCCTGTGCTTTAAGAACTCTATCTTTATCACCTTCTTCAAAGGCTTCTGCGTAAACTGCTCTTGCTAGTTCTATTTTATCAGTTAGTTGTTTCTCAGAAGCATCTAAACTAGACTTTCCTAGTACATTTACTTCTTTATCTTTTGTTCTGAGGTTATTAGTTAATTCCTCATTTTTTTGGATGAGAGCTTGAATATGTTCATCACGTTCTTTACGTTCTCTAATAAGTTTCCTTATTCTTTTTTCTGCTCCCTGAGTTTTAATACCTTCTAGTTCAGGCTCTTCAGCTTTGACTTCTTCTTTAACAGGTTCTTCCTGTTCAATCTCTACCTTAGTTTCTTCTTTTTCCTGTGCTTCTATCTTAGGTTCAGTCTCAGGTTCTTCTTCAAATTCAATTTCAATTTTATCTTCTTGCTCTGCATTCTGAACACTGACTGTGTTCCAATCATCATCTTTCATTTTATTATCCTTCCGTTGTTTACGAAACAAACGATTTACGTATTGGTAATATTATATCATATAATTAACTATTTCCCAAATTAATTAGACCCTTTACTTAAATTAAATGTAGGATCAAGGTCTTTTGGGTCTTCTAGTCTCATGGTTATCTGGTCATCAAAGAGTAAAATAAAGCGTACACCCTTATAAAAAAGCTTAGTTCCTATTAGTTTTCCATAAGAAACATAGTCACCAACCTTACACCAAGCACCAGCAGGAAACTTTTCTTTATCAAGATAAGCTAGTTCTCCTAGTGCTACTACCCTACCTACAGTTGTTAGGTAAGACATATCATCTTTAGTAGAGTCAGGAATATAAATACCACCTTTTGTTACACTCTTAACTGAGACAGGACGTATTAATACATGATAGCCGGGAAGCTCTGGCAATACTTCTGGGTCTGCCACTTCTTCTATATCTGTAATCCATTTATCATTCTTTACTGATCCACCTAAGTGTTGTTCTCTCATTTTAGTCTTCATCTCCATATGTTCGTTTTTTAATAATTTCTGTTAAATTATTTCTAGCCCATTCCAGACTAGAGATAGATCCAACAATCTGACGGTAATGAGCATAGTCTTCTGCATTACCATTTCCTAAATTAAGTCTAAGGTTATTAATCTCTTGATTAAACTCCTTAATGACTTCATCCCAAATTTCCATTACTTTTGTTTGGTTCCTTTATCAGATGCCTTCCAAGAGAAGTCATCCCATTTGTTTAATGAACTGCGAATATTACGTCCACCAGTTACATCCTGTGCAAACGGATCACCAAAAGACTTGTCAGTATCTTTGACATGCTCTGGATATCCTTTACCTTTCTTCATCATTATCTTTCTCCTTTTTCCATAAGATCTTTTAAATTACGTTCCATTTCTCTGCCATCTTCGGCATTTTGTTTTTCTTCTTCAATAGCTAACTTACCAAGAACATCCATAGACTTAAGTTCTTTTTTAGATTCTCTGTCTAATGCAGCTTTCTCTTTCTTAAATTCAGTTGCTGAACCTGTTTTAAGCATATCTATGATCTGTTCATTCTCATCAAGTTCAAGTTGTTTATTCTTAAGTTCCATTTCAGCAGCTTGTACAACTGTATCAGACTGTAGCTTCTGCTTCTGTAGTTCTACCTTGGCTTGCTCAAGAGATACAAGTTGTTGTTCAGGTGACTGAGCCATGCCCATTGCCTGATTAGCATTCATAACTTGTTGTGCAGCTTGTGCCATGACCATCTCAACTACAGAAGGATTTTGCTGTTGTTCTGGTGGTAGTTGTCCAATAGCTTGTTGTGCTACACCATTCATTTGTTCTTGATACTTCATGACTGAGTGTTCTTGTATATTAGCTTCTAAGATTGGTCCTATACGTTTCATAATAGGATTAGCTCCATTCTGAGGATCTTGAAGATAAGCCATCTTAGTCTGTATATGAGCATCATGGTTCTGGCCCGGAAAGGCAGCAATAGGTATACCTTTAGTTGCAGCCATTATATCAGATACAGGATCCATTGGTTTAGGTTCAACCTTTGGTGGTAAGATATCTTCTAGATTAGGCATATTAGCTGCTTGTAGTATTGTCCTATTCAAAGCTTCTAAGTTAAACATACCGGGAGGTGACTGCTGTGCCATTTGTAATGCCATATTAGCCATCATCATGCGGTGTGCGTTAGAAGGTATGTTAGGATCAGATACTGGTATAATATCTATACGACCATCAAAGTCCTTCTTGAATATACTACGATCTTCAAATGGAACATCATAAGGATATTCTTCTGGTAGATAATCATGATCTATCTTAGCTAAGATTCTAAATTCATCTTTCTGAGATTTATGTACTCGCTTATGGATTGCACTAAAGAACTTACTACTAGCTTCTAGTAAAGCCATCGTAGTCCCAACGGGTCCATAGGAGGCAGCATCAGATACAACTTGCTCTGTGCTGTCCGCAAAACGCTGACCAGCAGCACTTACGAAATTCAACATCTGGAATAGAGTTGAGGAAGGCTCTTTGTAAGGCAGGGGAATAATAGCCTTAGAGAGATCCATTCCAGTTGCTTCAACCTCCTTGAACTCACCGGGAGAGATTGGATCGTTATCACCGACCATTCTCAACCCTTTAGCCTTGAAACCACCCGGTAAATTGGCGAACTGTCCTGCATCTATGAGGGATCTCATGGCAGCGGTTGCGCTCATGGTGAGGTTACCTAGGAAGTGAATCAAGCCTAATCCATAGAAACCAAACCCCGGCACGAAACGGTAGTGTACGAAGTGACTACGCTTTTCTTTATTCGGGTCTTCTTGTTCATAGTTTCTACGAATACTTAACACTTGCCTTGATTGCTCTATGACTGTAACAATATAGGGAAGTGATTCTCCTGTGTCTTCTATGTCTAGATAGCAATGCTGTTCTAGTAGAAGATACTGTGGGTCATTGTCAGAGGAAGGAGACATACCAATGATAGTATCCATCTTCTGAGTAAACCCTGTAACATTAATTTCATTTGGTTCTGGTAGTTCTACGTCATCATAGACACCAGCCCTGATGTCTTTCTCCATGTCGATAGGACTACGATAGATCAGATGTGTGTACCTATCAGCATTACGTAGGTCAGTTGCATAGTAAGATACATAGAACTGATCAATAGGTATAAACTCTGAGACAGGCCGTTTTAGTGTAGCACTGTAATAAACCTTTTTGAATGCAGAACCTATCAATGGTAGATGGAACAGCATTCTTTCAAACTCATCAAAGTATTCTGGCATCTGCTCAGTTACCTGATAGTTCATAAAGTTCTGTACTCTGTTAGCCTGTGCTTCTTTCTCAGGGGTAGACTTACCCATGATGTTTGCTTTGACGGGACCACTAGCAGGGAATAGTTCTGCCGAAGCTTTGGATTGAAACTTAACTGCTGACTCTATCAGGAGTGGGTGTACGGCTGTACATGCACCATCAAAGGGATCTGTTCCCGGCTCTAGCTTAAGACCTAGTAGATCAAAACCACGCTCAAACATAGACTCCCATTCAGCCCTTGAGTCTTTATCAGCTTGAAAGCTATCTATAACAGAATCAGCTAGTTCATCTAAGTCTTCTTGTTCCAGAGTCTCAGTTAAATTATCATACCACTCTTCTATAGCTTGTGAAGGAGACATCTCTATGTTTACTTCATCTGAGAAGTCTACAATTACTCCACCATCTGTAGGATCAACTTCAAAGGTAGCATTCATTTCTTCATCTGCTGATGCCATAGGAACTACATTACCTAGTTCTTCTGGTTTCATATCATATGGATTACGTTCAGTTGCCATGTTCTATCCTATGTAAAATCTTCTTCGGTAATAGATATATCTGTTATTGCTAAATCTTTTTTAGACGTACTTAAATCTTTACCCGTTAAACTCATGTATGATTTTAATCTATCAATATTACTAGCTTTTATTTTTTCTGTATTATCAGTTTTTTTAGTTGTATCTTTTTTCTTTTCTTCTTTTTTAGTTGACTTCTTTTTTTCTAATGGTTTTTGTCTTGTAACTGGAGTAGTTATATTACCTTCATCGTATTCTCTAATAGATTGTTCAGGAATTACATTATAATTTGCATCTAATCCAAGTCGTATACCTTCCTTAGTTACAATAGTTCCTAATGGAGTTGCTCCTGTTATAAACTCAAATATACTTGATATTCCACTAACAGGATTAAGAAGAGTATTTCCTAAACTTATAGCACTTGATAATGGTGATTCTTGATATGGAATAAATGTAGCTCCTTTATCAGCCAAAGCTTCTTTAAACTCTTCTTTGCCTTCTTCAGTTGTTATACCTCTATTACCTTGAAAAAATCTTGAGACTGTATCTTTAATACTACCTATAAAAGAGTCATCCCTTTCTTTTACACCAAAGTCATCGTAAGGATCTGCTTTTCGTCTTTTCTCTCTTGCAGCAATTTCTTGTAAACCTAAATCAGCACCTACTCCTCTAATAAAATTATCTAATGTTCCAGCAGGACCACCACCAGTATAGTTTCCAAAAAATCCTCTTTCCATAGCAGCAATACCACCGGGAGTAGCCATTACTGATGCTAAATAATTTTCAGCTTGATTTATAGTCATTCCGGGGTTTTTTGCTAGTATATCATTAAGATATGTAGATTCAACTCTAGTATAACCATCTTCAGGTTTATCACCACTAAGTCTAGACTTTATTTGTGCAGGAGTTTGTAATGTTCTTCCAAATACTCCAACATTAGGATCAGTTGGAAATCCTGTTATATCTATTTCATCATCACTAGTCGGTGCAGAAGGTGTAGTAACTATAGCAGGATCGTCTAAACCTGTATTAGCCCAATTAGCTGGATCAGTCCAATCGTTAGGATCTGACATAGTTCCACCAGCAGCTTCTTCAGATGTTGGTCCACCCATATTTTCTTCAATACCAGAAAACTCACCTAATGTACCACCATAATATCTATAGATCGTAGGAAGACCACCCATACTCATAGGAGAAGCAAAAGCACTATTGGCATTGGGATCAGCAAAGGCACTATCTCTACGTTGGCTGAGTGTCATATAGGCATCATCAAGACCACCACCGTACTGACGTTCTTTATATCCCATCATATCATATAATTTTTCTTTAGGTTCATTTCTTTTTTTCATATATAAATTATCAAGTCCTTGCGAGATTTGACCTCCCCCTCTATAACCAATATCTAAACTTGTATATCCTTCATCTTCAGTAGTACTGAAATCTCCTCCTTGGCCCGGATCTGATGTGCCAATATTTTGTGATGATTGTCTTTGATCATCTGAATAAAGATATTCTCCTGTTCTAGAATCAAAATTCCATCCCCCACCTTTATAAGGAGGAGGAGCATTAAAATTTATTTCTGGTGCTTTATCTCCTGCTAAAGTACTTGCTGCAGTTTCTAGTAGCCATCTTATACCTTCAGGACTTTTTCGTTCTGATTTTCCTCCAAGCATCTGTACTGCTTCTCTAATCTTATCTTTTCCAAGATGCCAATCATACCTATCTGTTATTCCTCGTTGCCCTGCTAAATTAGGTAGACTATAACGAAATTTTCCTAATGTATTCGCAACATTAAATTTAGAAGGTGCATTTAAAAGATCTAGTATAGGACTTAAATAAGGAATCCGTTCACTCTCTCGCTTTTCCTCTGCCTCTCTTCTACTTGCTACCTTTTGTTTTACCTCATCTAGTTCTGATGGTGTTAAATCTTTAATGTCTTTTCCGGGTGGAAGTAAAGGAGCAGTCTCAGGTCTTAAAAGTGCATTAGTTTTTCGTTCCGTATAGTCTAACAATCTTCCTGATATACCTTGATTAAGTATTTGACCTTTTCTATCTCCTTCTGCTCCTAGACGAGCATTTATTTTTCCTTCGTCTATAAGACTCTGCTGTTTTTCTGCTAGGTCAGCTATAATATTTAACTCTTCTCCAGTAAAATATTTAGATACATTTTTATCTGTAATATTTTCTTTTTCTACTAAAGAATTAACGAACATTTTAGCAGTAGAAGGAAGATTTTTATATGCATCTACTACGCCTGTACTAAAAGGCATGTAATCATATTTATATTGAATTTGTTTTGAGTCAGCCATCTCTTCCCCGTTAATCATTTGCCATTATTATATCACAGTTTTTTTATATCGGCAAATTAAAACGTCCAGTAGGTTCTGCTAGGCTGTTTAGGTTCATCTTCCCATTCAGGGTCATCAGGGTGTTCTAAGTGCCATGACTCCTTCATGTAGTGGATCGCCATTGTCATGGCATCCACCTGATCATCATGAGCAGCGTTAGGGAACCGTATTAATTCCTCTATGAGGTCTTCTGACCACTTCTTGTTACTGGGTATCCACACTCGACCTGCTTCCATGATAGGTGAAGCTGCATAAACTCTGGATACCTTATCTCTATCTGGGGTGTATTCCATAACAGGCAACCCTGCTCTTCGCATATCCTGTATGAGTGACTGACCACTTGCCTTCTTCTCTATCATACACACATCTGGCTTATTATCGCTGTACAATCTCTGTGCAAGTCTGCGTAGTTCTGGGTACTCATACCTACCTTTGACGTTACCTAGCAGGATTAGGTTGGCAACATAGCTTTCATACCCATTATCATCTTGATCATACATGTAGAATATGCCCCATGTCTGGATGACACTGTAATCAGCCGTAGTTCTGGTGGAAAATGCGGTATCATAGGTCTGTATTACAAATTCACAGCTAGGTGGGTCATCTTCATCCCACTCTTGTATCCATTTCTTCTTGATTAACCCACCTTCTTCTGGTGTAGGGTCTTGCATATACAGTGAGTTCCAATATCTGCTACCATTACTAGCTTTTATCTCATGTTCGTCTACCCTGAGTACGTCATCTGGCTTCCATTCAGGGAAATAACTGCCACCTACAGGTAATTCTAGCAGTTCTGCTGCATCTTCGTCCAGCCATGCAGGTATTTTTACTACTTCCCAAGGGATAATGTCGTAATCACCCATGTTTTCTTCTTGTTTTAGCAGCCAACCGCATAGATCATCGTAGTGATAGCGAGTATTTATTATTAATATGGAGCCATTAGGCATGATCCGTGTACGTAGACCAGCAGGATACCATTCTTTTACATATCTTCGCCCTGCTTCTGAGTAGGAATCTTCTTCAGACATCACATCATCAAGGATTGCTATGTGCGCTCCACGACCAGCAATTTGAGATCTCACTCCAGCAGCGTAATACATACCACCTTGGTTGGTTTTCCACTTACCTGCTGCTCTGACATCACTTCTTAGCTGCACACCTCTGAAGATTTTCTGAAATTCTTCTGTGCTAACTACGTCCCTGACTGATCTGCCGAAGTCTGAAGACAACTGATCACTGTGAGACACTGTGAGTATCTCATGTTCTGGGTGTCTACCTATATACCATGCAGGAAATAGCTTAGAACACAACACTGATTTGGAGGAACGAGGTGGTAGGAAGACCATCAGTCTCTTGATCTTACCTTCTTCTAGATCTTTTAGCTTATTGGAGATAACCCTGATATGATTACCCATCTTAAAGTCAGACACAATAGAAGGAGCCATGAGTTTAACAAAGGTGAGGAAATCGTCTTTGGATTGTTCTTCTACTTTTTGTGCTAGAAACCCTTTAAGACTGATAAAAGAGTCAAGAGCAGTTTCATTTATTTTTTCCATACTATATAGTATACACTATAATATATAATATCACAAGTATTAATTAGTATTTATTTAATTATAATAGAGATAATAAGAAGATATATCATAGTACCTCTTAATACCTCTTAATACTTCTTAATACCTCTTAACTACTATGTAT